AGCAGTAGCAAGGAGATTTTTTGTTAAATAAGACAAACCAACATCTTTAACACCCACTGGGGACTGCAACAGAACCATCCAAAGATGAGTTAATCTTCACCAACTGTTTCAATGTCCATACTTGATTCTGCTCCGGCACCTTGCCTTCCTCTTTTCTTGGGCTGGGAAGTTCCAGGGGTCACATCATCAGCTCCTCCCACTCTTCTTTTGGCTCCAGTTCTTGGAACGTCGCTTCCGGTGAACTCAAAGAAGAAAGAGTCCCCACCCAACTGAGGTATCTTGGGGTTGCTCTTCGTTACGTCAGTAATGTCATAAATATATCCTCCGGTGAACTCTCGAAGATTTGCTTTTTGATCAGCAAAGGCCCCCACTTGTTCTCTTATTTTCTGAACCAACTGAGTAAAGTTGTCGCTGGTTTCTCCGGTATTCCTAGCCATTAGCTCTGCCAGTCTTTGAATGTTAGTAGTGCTGGGCCTCTGCACTGCAAACACTCCTGAGTTGCTTATCTGTTTGGATTCACCAGTTCCAAAACTGTTGAAAGGCAGCCTATTTCCAAATTCAGCCCACTTGTGGAAATAGCCGGCGCTTGTTCCTTTTATTGTTCCTTTTTCTGGAGGATTGAAGTTCCCCACTCTCAACTGATATCTTTTCTTCATGGGTTGGGAGATCATTGCAGCAACAATCCCGGTGTCTTCATACGCCAGTCCAAAACAAGCCATTGCAAGAGTTTGCATCTTGTCGTTTCCATTTTCCATGATCTCTGCATCTCCCACAATTCCCTTCCCAATGGTGAATTTACTCATGTAGCAAGCTGTATTGAAGGCCATAAAGGCTCTTACTCCAGAATAGGCTGCGAGGTCTTCAAGACTGGGTGATCCCTTGTTCATTTCTGCATACTTCTTCACAGCCAGCCACATTGACCAAGGCATTATCATTTTGTGAGTCACTTGCGGTTTTAGGATGAGACTTGCATCCAGCATAAGGTTTAAGGCCAGTTGCTTCTCTTGCTCGTTCAAGTATTCGAATTTCTTGCAGAGCTGCCTCATTGGTCCAGGAAACAACTTCTTGTTCAGAAAGGATATCTCTCTCTCCAATGGTGACCAGCTCTCTCTGTTTCCTCCAGGTTTCCTCACCATCTTGTTCCTGTAGTTCCCGTTCTTTTTGCTTGCCAGGATATTCTTTATTGACGCCACAACAGTCCCAACACCTAGGTGTTTTTCCATTATGGGCCTAAATCTTGCCTCTAGCGAAGCACCTTGTGAAAGAGTGAAAGTTTCTGCAGCATTCCTCTTTTTAAGCTGATTCTTTCCTCTTTGGTACAAAACCTCTTCCAGGTTTGATTTGAACATTGCTGAAAACCCCATTCTTTTCCCAAGCACAGCAGCCCTATCCAGTTCATTCCCGAGTACATCGGTCAGGACTGCCTCAACGTTGGGTTTCAGTGCCATTCCCAATCTTGCACTACATTTCCCAGCTGTTGACTCCACCAATCGACAGAAAACTTTCCCTGCATTTGCAATCTTTTCAGGATCACTTCCAGCATTCTTTAGTTTTTTGTCTTGGTATTTCTTATCTGTTACAACTCTTATCATCCTCTCAATTGAAATACTGTTCTCAATTATCAGTTTGTCATCTTCTGACACCCCAAAGAGATCACACATCCTTTCATATATCTGTATGTTCTCAAGGATGGTTTTGGCATTCTTTGCTCTCTGCTCTTCAGGCGTTTGGGCTTTTGTTGAGTCCATATTGCTTAATAATCTCCTGCTTATGCC